GGTACCCTCCAATAATACAACGACTCCGGCTTATTCCGGTTGGTCGCTAATCATTCACCACAACACTCTCAGCAGTAATCTCAACAACCTCACCAGCCCGCTCCTCAGCAGCACTAACAAGATTATCAGCAAAACCACTCATCAACTCCTTCATCTCCTCCTTAGTAGGAAGAGTATGAACAGTCTCAGTCCGCTTAGTCGCCAAACCCTGCGCCAAACGAATCTTATCATCCATAATACCAACAACAGTAGCAAGAGTACCCAACTGCTTAATCTCAGCCTCAGGAATCAACTCTTCCAACTTATCCATAGCCTTCTGACGAACAGTAGACGCATGATGCACAAACTCATAAGCATTAGCACGAATCTTATCATCAAGCCGATCAGGAGGACCATCCTTCTCCCATTGCTTCACCCAATACGCAATCGTCGTATGACCAATCCCACATTGACGCGCAGTAGCCCGAATATTCTTATCATTACTAATCCAAATAACATAAGCAGCAGCCTTATCCTCATCTGTCCACTCAGTTCTATTACTCACCACGCACCGTCCTCATAGCCATCTCCTGAGCCATTTCCTGATCCGCCTTAGCCTGCTCAGACTGCAACTGCTGCAACAACTGCATCTGATACTGGTCCATAGCCCCAGCCGTACCCTCAACAGCATTCGGCTTATCCTTATTATCAATAACCACCGTATCAAGCGGCGGCTCCAACAACTCTTGCGGAGTAACATTCTCCACACCAGCCTGATTAAGGATCTTAGAACCAGTCGTAGGACCAACCGCACCACGCAACTGAAGCGACACGCGCGGAGCCTCACCCTGCGGCGACTGCTCAGCAGCAAGCGCAGCCTGCGTAAACTCATAATGCTTATAGAACTGATCCTTCACCATAGGAGGCATCATCTCAAACTCAGCACTCTTCATAAACTGAGAATGAACCTCCAAATGGACAGCCTTATTCTCATACGCAAGCGGTTGCAACCCAGCCTCAACACTCTGCTGCAACAACTGAGGATCAACCTGACCACCCTCCATAATACTCATCATCAACTGATCCTGAGCCTGCTTAGCCGCCTGCTCATTCACAATACCACCATCCATAAGCCGATCATGCTCACGCATAGCCTGCTCCTCATCAGCCTCAAACTGCATCTGCAAACCCTTAAAATCAGCCATATCAAGATACTTGTACGCCTTCGTAGGCGACAAAATACCCATCTGCAACAATTGCAACACGCGAGCCTGACGACCAGCACGAGTACGCGGAAGACCACTACCAGCCTCAACCTTAATCGAAACACCCTTAATAAGATCCGCATCCTCAAACCGCTCAACCTTAGGCTTAGAACCAGAACCAGTAATAATCATCGTACGAGGCTCAGTATAATACTGCTGAGCCAACTGCAACATAAGATTACCACACCGCTCCAACGCCTTCTCCATAAGCATAATCTGCGGAGCCAAACGATCCGTAGCAGCCTCCTGAAGAAGATCAATAGCAACCCCAGCCTCAACATTCGGAGGAACACTACCCTCAACAATCTCATTAAGACCAAACACATCCTTCAACCGCGCACCCAAATCCTGCAAATGCTCAAACACATACGGCGGCAACGACGGAATCGGAATAGCCTCAGGAACCTTACCAGCAACCGGATTATACTCAAAAATAGCACCCGGCTCATCCGTAACACGCTGACGCAAAGAACCCACCGGAGCCAACATCTGCGGCTTCAACGTCAAATTCTTATACTCAATCATCTGCGACAACGTACGATTCAACTCCTTCTGAAGCGGAATCGCCTGCTCAACAACACTCGTATCCCACAACTGCCCCGGCACACGCATACCCGGAAACTTCACAAGCGGCAACTTCTCAAACGGATACGGCCAAGGAGCATCATAAAGAATAATAGCAGGATCCTTCGTAAACACAACAAAACGCCCATTAGGATTCTTAGCATTCGGCAAATAATACCCATAATACACAACACGCACATTCTCCTGCGTCTTAGCATCAGTATTACCAAACACACCCGGAAGCGTCTCATCAGGATACTTATTCACAGCATTCGGCTTCAAACGAACCCCATACCGCTCAAAAATCTCATCACTCGTCATAGGATGCTTACAAAACGCATACTGACAATCCTCAAACACCGAAGCAGAATCATCCAACAACACATCAAACGGAGACATAACATCAATACGAATCTCACCCTGATACACCATACGCTCAAACTCGTCAGAATCAATACCCGCAGCCTCAAGATTCTTATCAAAAAAATGCCGAACAATAGGATCCACAATCGGCTGACCCATAGGATCAACCATAACCTTCATGCCCTGACCAGCCTTATCATCCCACGTAATTTTCCAAAACCCATTACCACAAATAATAGCCCACATCATAGCCTCTTCCCGCTTCTCAGTAAGACTAAACTCATCCCACCAATAATCAAGAAGATTCTCAGCAACCTCAGTCGCCTTCTGCGCCTCATACGACGCCTGACCCGGCGTAGCAAAAAACTGGGGCTTAGACTTCACAAGCCGACTAAGAAGCGACTGCGTATTCGGAGCAATCTGATTAGACACAAGCCGCACACGATAACGCGGCTTATCCCCATCCTCAACCGGCAAAGCCTCAATACGACGAGACTTCCGATTATAAAACACATACTGCTTACCCTTATAAAACGACAAATTCAACTTCCATTGCCGCTCCATCAACTCGCGCTGCCGACCCAACTCTTCGACACGCTTAACGAGACTAGCCGCCGAAGCAAAACCAGTAGGAACATCCTCAACATACTGTGTGCTAGTATCGTCCAATACGAGCCTCCTTACTCAAACTCTAAATCCGTAGGAGCCAAACCAGACTTAGACAAAATCTCATTATACTCAAAAGGAGAAATAATACCCTGATTCAAAGCCCAATCAGCGTCCTGCTCCTCCTCGCTTACCCTTAGATGCCCCAGAGGAACGTCGCTTAGCGGGCTTGCTCCCTCCAGCCTCAGGCGCTTCAGCCTCAGCCTCTCCTCCTCCAACACTAACATCCGCTCCGTCCACGACCTTTGCGTCTCCAGAATCTCCCGCATCACGCTTAACAACATCATATCCTGCTTGCTCCGCCAACCAAACAATCGTAGCCTCCTTAAGCACACGAGTCCTATGATTCGCCAAATACGCCGACGAACGATTCTTAAAACCAGTATCAAACACGCGCTCACCCGGAACACAACGCTCACCCGTAACCGCATCAGCACCATTACCACGAATATTAATAAACTCAGGCATTACCAAATACTCCCCATAAACTCGTCAACAAAACGATCTTCCTTCTTATTACCCGGACGATCCACAAGAACCCAATCCGGCAAAACACCCTCCTCAACAGGCGCAGGAGAATAATCCCCCAACAACGCACCCGCAGTACGAAGAGCAATCTCCATACTATCCAAACAGTCATCAGCAGGAGCACGAACAGACGAATCATAATCAACCCACTCCTGAATAAAATCAGCATGATCCTTCTTAATCTTCACCTTCCCAATACGGAAAAGCGGCGACATAGCCAGAATACGCTCCCACTTCTTACCCTTAGCAAACAACGGAACAACCGGCGGCATCGTTTGCAGCCTCTCAGTCTGCTGCACTAGCGCCGCCTGATACGCATTAGACTCAATACCAATAATCTCAGGCTTATACTTAATATAATACTCTTCGATCTTGATAAGTTGTTCTGCAAATGGGATTCTCGCCGCGTACTGCTCCAGTAGAAACACTTCGTTAGAGTCTGATACTCCAATAATGGTGATTACGAACCTATCCGCATTCGCGGAGAGGCTGATCGCCGGGTCAACTCCCATATATTTACGCAGTTTCAGCGGCTTACCCTCAGAATCTAGTAAGTCTTCGCTTGTATAATAGTGAAGCCAGTCCCCAGCAAGGTCTTTGCCTGCCATACTGTCAAAACTCGCCATATACTCTTGTGCGAATAGCAGCGGGTGATACCTAGACTTCACATATTCCCATTCTTCTTTACGAAAATACGGATTATCAATACTACGATACTCTACGCGACTATTATTCTTATCGTTGCGCGACTCGTCAGAGAAAAACTCTTCATAAAACCAGTTTTTCTGGTTAGGAGTGGTCGTTGTGATGAGTAATCCTTGCTTGTCTGAGAGTGATGGGCGTATAACGCCCCATGCTTCGTCTGTTTTAATGAAGGCTGCCTCGTCCATCCAGAGAATATCAAGGCCAGCACCACGAAGAGACTGCGGATCCTCGGCCGATTTAAACTCTACAAGGCTCCCATTCTCAAATTCAAAGCGCAAACCACCCTTATTCTCTTTAACTTCCTTACCAATCGTCAATCCAGCCTTAATACACGCATCACGAAACGTCAAATACGATGGCCGACCAACCTTATACGACGCTGAGAGCGCCCAAACCCACAAAGGACTATTATTATTCTTACCATGAGCATCCAAATGGAATTGTTCAGGATGCAAACAATAAAATAACACTTCCCAAGCAGCAGAGAGCGTCTTCCCCCCGCGACGACCAGCCACCAAATGCCGAAAACGAGTAAGAATCTTATCATTCTTATCAGTATGAAACAATACTTGATAATAATGCGGCGCATACCCCTTAGATAAGAACCAACCCATCTTCTCAGGAAACTCAAGAATCGTACTCTCTAACGCCTTAGGCGTCAATTTCTCCGTAGCATACGAATAATTACCCACAAGAGCCTCCTAGTGTGGCCTCCGCTCATTACAAACACCACACCTACGCATATAATACGCATTCTCACTACTACACTTCATACAATCCCAATGCTCCTTAGGAACATCAGTCTTACGAACCTTAGGCTGAACATTAGAATTAAACACAATACCACTCCAAATAATCATTACGCCGGAGGCGTAGGCCAAACAGGATTCTCAAGAGCCTCAATCGTAGTAATAGTCTCAGGAAAATCACGCAATAATTGACGATACTCGGCCCAAGCCTCACGATCAACAGGAGCATCAGGCCCTTGCGTCCAATCAGACTTATTTAATAAATCATTACGCTTATCCCTAATAGTATTAAAACGATGAGTATAATAATTCTCAGCCCAAACAGCAATAAGTTTATCACGCTCATCAGCGCCAACAAGAACATCAACCCCATTAACATGCTTATTAATAATAGGATTATTCTTATCAAGCATCGTATAAATATCCTCAAGCATCATGTCCCCTTCAGTCCATATACCCAATACCTACCAGTAACAGTACCAGTATTAGGAATAATACTAAAACCATCAAAAGACGTCGTAGCACTAAAATTACCCGCACTAACTCTAAAAATCCTTACCGAACTATAAGACATCCCAAAAAACGAGGTTTCACGAGCAGTAGTATAAGGACTAAAAAAATCAATACCAATAGCATTAGCCCCCGTCCTAAAATCATCCGCTACAAAAACATTCTCAAAAATAGTTGTATCAGAAGCATTAGCAGTAACACTCGTAGTGCTAGCAGTTGAAAATTGTGCACTATAACTATTAGTCGAATTATCAGAACCAGATGCCCTTAAACGCATACCAAGAGAAAAATCATTAGCAGAAGCATCAAACGACAAAAGAACACGATAATTAATATACGAAGAAGAAAAAACACTATCCACAGAAACAGACGAAACAGAAGAAAAAGAAGCCTCAGAAATAAAAACACTACCAATATTATCTAACTTCGTCTGGCCAGAAGCACTCAATGCATCAGTAGAATCCAAATCACTAACCTCAACCCACGAAGACCCATTATAAACCAACACCTTATTCGTATCAGTCTCATAAATCATCGTACCCTCAGCAATACCCGTCGGACGAGTAGAACTAGTACACACAACATGACCAAACTTAATCGAATTAAAATTATCCCGGACATAGGTATTCCAGTCCGAAGCAAGCAACTCACTCGTACCCGCCGTCTGCGTAGGCACCGCATCCATATTAGCGTAAGACATAAACACCCCCTCCGGTGCATAGAAAAACAAGCCCTCATATATACTAACGTAAAAAGTCACACAAATCGGAAACAAAAATCGTAATCTTAACAAACATTTAACATATAATAACGCATTTAAGCCAAAACTCGTATTGTTCAAAAAATATATGCATAGTAATTATATATATGTGGGCGGGTCATAACGGGGGTATGGGTATGCGCATATGCATTTGCGTGAAGCCAAGAATGTAAGATTTTACAAGGGGTAGACCCATAGGCTATGTAGTATTTTACATGACGGATTTTACGTGGTGCTAGGTATTATATATAATACCTATAGTATCTAGTTGTTATAGTCAGCCCAGTATATATATACTATAAGACCCTTATAGTATATATATAATATATATAATAATACTATGCAATAGTATTATTATCCCATACTAATCAAAGATTAGTATCTTTTACTTGGCTAGAATATATAGATTTAGTAGTTACTAGTAACTACAATAAATCTATGTAGTAGAGCCATAATCTAGGCTTTACTTTGTAAAGTCTAGATTGTACGTTTAGACTACTTTGTAGTCTATTTTACTCTACTTTGTAGAGTAGGTTAACACTATGTCTTAGATACTAACTAAGTGCCTTTGGCATTAGTTAGTCTAAGACTATTAGTGTTAGTTCTAATCTATATCTTCTATAAGATATAGATTAGGGAGATCGGCTTGGAAACCCTACTCTCCTCTTAGGTTTATATAACTTCGTAACGAAGTGAGAAGTTATAGAAACCAAGAGGGAGTAAGAATGACTGACATCCTGAATGACATCGCCGAGGCCACGCCGGAGCAGATCGCTGAGATCCTTGCGATCCTGAGCGGGTCGGATGAGCAGGAGCCGACGACGCAGGAGCCGGAGGCCACGCAGTCGGAGAAGGTCAAGTGCAAGGTTTGTGGCTTTCACAAGAAGGCTAGGCGTGTTGGTGCAAACGGAGTTTGCAAGGTGTGTGCTGAGGCCGTCAAGGACGGCAATGATGTTGAGGTTGTCGGTAGGATGGGTAAGCGTGGCCGAAACACTGTTTCGGTTGTGATCGATGGGCAGCGCTTCACGGTCAAGCGCCTGAGCAGCAAGCATAGCGAGCGTGTGGCGGCCAAGTATGCGAGCAAGGGCAAGGGGTATGCTCGCAAGCCGAAGGCTCATGTGACCGATATTGTTAGCCCTAAGGGTCTGCCGACTTGCTCCCGTGTCGGTGCTGACGCTGTGCAGCGCATCGCCGACTGACTTGACGGAAACCCGTCACTTGACGGCTAGCAGGGCCGTGTGCTAGCCTACTTGCAATCGACTGCCCTAGGAGGCTGATATGAAGTTCTACGTTGAGATCATGGACGAAATGCTGAGCGTGTCGGATGCGCTGTGCATGGAGACGTGCCACTACAACCTGAGCGGTGAGCAGGTCGCTGACCTCCGCGAGTACGTGGAGGCGCACGGATACGACTGGCACGAGGTCGCCTTCGTGTACGTCCAGCGGGCCGCGTAGGCTCGTACGAGACTGTAAAATCCTACTAGGAGATTGTAATATGCGTTTTGATATTGTGACTGTGTTTATGCTTGATGGTGGTGCTGTGTGTGATCCGTTTGATAAGGATGTGTATGTGTTTGCATCGTTTTCGCCGGGTGGTAGTATTATTGAGTATGGGTATGTTTCGTGTGAGGTTTGTGGTGTGAGTGGTGCGCGTAGTATGGTTCGGCATGGGCTTGATGTTGTGACGGTTGATACGCCGATTAATGATATTGATGATGTTCGTGCTGCGTTGGATCATGTGGTGTGATGCTAGCGACCATTTTAAGGCCCCTAGCGTGCGTTCTAAGGGCCTTGCAGGGGTAGAGGAATACTACCCTACTGGTACCCATGTTTTTTACAACAGAGAGGCTGTAAAATGTTTGTGTATAATGTGACATTTATCCACTCGTATTGGCATATGACTACTACGATTGAGTCGGAGTATGATATTCCTTCGCATGATAGCGAGGAATGGGATTATATCGTACAGGCTGCGAGTGAGTGGATTCATTCTACTTGTGGGTTTGATCCTATTGAGTATGCTAATGTTGATATTGATGTGGAGTATTCGGGAGTTGCATTCTAATGGCTGAGAACTATTACAATAACTATATTATTGAGAAGATTTCTGACGAGCATGGTACGGTGTATGACCTGTACGTTGGTGATTATGACTCGCATACCTACGATTATTACGCATCGTATGAGGATGTAGACGAGGCTCATGCTGAGGGTGTGGCCGCGTGTAAGCGGGCTGAGAATGCTTGAGGCTATGTTTTACATTGTGATTGCTCCAATGCTGTTGTGGGCTGGGATTTATCTTGCCCTATATCTCTCACGGTAAATAACTGAACGTTAGTGAAGTTATTTACCTTAGAGAGAATAGATGTTGCCGGAAACCGGAAATACTAAAGGAGATATGATGAAGCCGGAACTGAAGAAGGAACTGTACGCTCAGGTTACTGAGGGTTTGATTGAGCAGATGGAGCAGGGCATTGCCATTTGGCAGCGTCCTTGGGTTATTAGCAAGGCGCATCAGCCGCAGAATGGTTATAGCACTAGGCTTTACAATGGATTCAACCGCATGTACCTCGGGTTCATGCAGGAGATCCTTGAGTCCACGGATCCTCGCTGGTACACCTTCACGAATGTGAAGGAGATCGGCGCTAAGGTCAAGAAGGGTAGCAAGTCCACGATTGTAGTATACAATGCTCCCGCCGTGACCGAGGTTGAGAATAATAACGGTGAGGTTGAGACTAAGACTTGGTGGAACGTCAAGTATTACAAGGTGTTTCATGCTAGCATGATTGATGGTCTGCCCGAGTATCAGGTTGAGGATGAGACTCCTGAGCAGGAGGATGAGGGTACGTGTTCTCGTGCTATCAGCCTGCTTGATGCGTGGTGTCATGATAATCTTCGCTCGTACGAGTATGGTAGTGATATGGCATGTTACATTCCTCGGATGGATACTATTATGATGCCTGAGCCTAGCATGTTCAAGCGCGAGTCTTGGTATGCTCAGACTCTAGCCCATGAGATTATTCATGCTACTGGTGCTGATACTCGTCTTGATCGGCTTGAGAAGAATGGGTTTGGTACTGATACGTATGCTAAGGAGGAACTGGTCGCCGAGTTTGGTGCTGCGATGCTGTGTGGTATGCTGGATTGTACGCCGGATATGGAGCAGTCTGCTGCTTACCTGAAGTCGTGGGCGAAGAAGTGCAAGGAGGAGCCGGGCCTGCTGATTAGTGCTGCTAATCAGGCTGAGAAGGCTGTTGATTTTGTCATGGAGGATGCTTACGCTACTGCGTGAAAGCCGAGACCCTATACTCTCTAATAATCTCTCTGAACGAAGTGAAGAGAGATTATATAGAGAGATAAAGGAAGCCAAAATGAATCTGAGTTTTACAATGACAACTAATAGCGGTAGGATCATCCGAGTGAAGGAGAATACGTTGGATGAGTGGAATGGTAAGGAGTGGATTGTGATTGAGGATTATCGGCCGACTGATGCGGATTTGCTGCATGAGTATAATGAGGGTATGATTTCGTATGAGGAGTTGCCTTATCATTTGCAGGATCAACTGCGTGATGAGTATTTGTGGGAGCAGGCTGATGCTATGTATGATATGATGCAGGAGGAGGGACTGTAATGGGTTGGGATGAGGATATTGCTATCGAAAAGGGGATGGAAGTGGATCATCATAATGCTATGATTGCTGAGCGTGATGCTGAGATTGCGCGGCTGAAGGTTGATCTTAGCGAGGTTCGTATTACGAATGCTAAGAATAGTGAGGATGCTAGTATTCTGCTGGCTATTGCTCAGCATTTTTATACTGATGGGGTTGATCGTGGTGATCGTCAGCCGTTTGTGGATGCTGTAAAGTTTGCCATTGATGATACTGGTATTCATGTGAATGATATGCTGGATCATATTACTCGTATGGGTTTTACTGTGTATGAGGATGATTTTATTCGGGAATGGACTGTGTGTGTTACTGTTCCTGTTTCCGTTTGTGTTCGTGTTGAGGCTGCTAATCCTGATGATGCGGAGAGCCTTGCTATCGAAGAGATTGATAGTAATGGTATTGACACCTATCATATGGATTACAACCTGCATTATGATGGTGAGGTTACTGACGTTGAGGAGGCGTACTAATGACGGCCGCTAACAAGTTTTACAAGATCATCGACTCGTATGGTATTGATCTTGCTATTCAGCAGGGTAAGGATTGGTATCCTGATGCGTGGAAGTATTGCGTTGGTGCTAGTAAGTGGCATGGTGTGACACCTGAGCGTGTCGCTGCCATGATCGCTGTTACTAGTCCTCGTGCTAGGTGGAGTAAGAATCTAGAGGCTGTAGAGTTTCTGCTGCAGGATGCTAAGCGTCCCGAGTATAAGCGTCGCTCGTACTATGGCGTTCTTGGTGCTAGTGCTCGTAAGGGTATGCTTGTCGCTAATGATAGGTATTATAGCCGTCATGTGACTGGGCCTAAGGTTACTAACTTTTACCTGAATATTCTTGGTCATACTGAGCCTGTTACGGTTGATAGTATTATGAGTAAGGCTGCTGGTTATGGTAGTGATGTGAATAATAAGATTCGTGCTGAGGTTACTGAGGCTTGTGTTACTCTTGGTAATGTGCTAGACTTGTCTCCGCGTGATACTCAGGCTGCTGTGTGGTGTGCTTATCGTCGGTCTGCGGCGTAGCATCTAGCGGGTGTGGCGGAATTGGTAGACGCGCCTGACTCAAAATCAGGTACCGCAAGGTGTGGGGGTTCGATTCCCTTCACCCGCATTGGGTAGGTAAATTGACGCGAGAACGATGGTTGGGCGTACCCTTCCTACCCTTCATATTGGGGGATCGTCTAACGGCAGGACACGGGGTTTTGGTCCCCGGTATCTAGGTTCAAATCCTAGTCCCCCAGTCCTAACAAAACTTTTACTTGACTAGAGGAATAATCTATGCTACCATATCGTTATAACAAATGGGAGATACCTATGAATAATACTGAGTATACATATGAAGAGTATCTAGAGGATGATAAGAAGTATAGAGAGATTGAGTATCTTCTAGATAAATATGATGTAGATCATAATTATAAAGAGTATATTGAGAATAAATATCTTGGTGGTAAGTAATGCGTATGAAAAAGATTATTCGTAATAGTGCTATGTGTTTGGCGTGTAATCAGCATATTGAGTCTATGTATCGGCATGATTATGTTACTTGTTTGTGTGGTAATGTGAGTGTTGATGGTGGTACTGATTATATTCGTCGTAGTGTGAGAGAGGATGCTAAGTATAAAGATACGAGTATTTTTTATGAGTAGTGGGAGACTTGGCTATGACAGATAAAGAAGTTTTGGATAGGGTTAGAGAGATTGTTGTTCAGTATGGTAATGAGTATTTTAGTTTGAATATTGTTGCGCAGGATAGACAAGGCGCTGATTATTTTGAGTTGTTGTATCAGCATCTTATTATTATGATTGGTGAGATTGAGGATGAGTAAAGAGCGTACTAAACATAAGGTTGTTGTGACATATAAGAAGAAGCGTGGTCGGCCTCCTGAGGGTGTGCAGCCTATGGCTTGTTGGGAGGTAAAGTTGGATGGTAATTATGTTGGGCATAGTCTTACGCTGAATGGTGTGAGTCAGATGCTTTATGGTCTTGGGTATAAGGTGTGGGCTTTTCGTCGGCATCCGGATAAAAAGGGTCGGCCTTGTTTTAAGGCTGATGTTATTGGTTTTGATAAGGAGATGAAGTAGTGGCTGTGAAGGGTACGCTTAAGAAGCAGAAGATGGAGGCGGCGTTTAATCGTCGGCTTGAGCGTGGTAAGAAGAAGATGGAGGCTAAGGCTATGCGGCAGGCTCGTAAGTTGAAGGAGCAAAATCGTGTTTAAGTTTGTTAGCAAGGGAGATAATCATAGTAATGAGTCTGCTTTGTTTTATAATGGTCAGCGTATTCTTACTGTTTATGCTGCTGTAGTAAATGATGAGATCAGTATTATTGTTGATGATGGTACTGATATTACTAAGGCCGAGTGGGAGGATTACCTAGAGAATGTTGACTAGTCTCGTAAATAATATCAAGTACGAGACTAATAAGCCTCGTAATGATGGGTGGCTACACTTTTCTAGTCATCTTAATCATGATCGGCATACTGTTTTGTATTATACTCATGGGTATCCTGAGAATACTTGGGATAGACCGTGGATGAATACGCTTCCTCTCTTGCAGGGTACTGCTATTCATGAGCATATCCACAGGATCATGGATGAGTCTAGTATGATTTATCATCCTGAGGTTATTGTGTATCCCCCTGATGGTATGACACAATATAAGTGGAAGGGTACGGCTGATGCTCTGATTGAGGATGTTGATGATACGGTATGGCTTATTGATTATAAGACTATTAGTGGCGCCTCGTTTGGCTTCCTTGATGGTCCTAAGCCTGAGCATATCATGCAGGTGAGTGCGTATTATCATTATATGCAGTTGCATATTGATAAGGTTGCTATCTTGTATCTGCCTACAAGTGCTGATTATAAGCGTCGTTGGCCTGAGCCAGTGCTCTTTGAGGTTGAGCCGTGGACTGCTGAGGCTCTCGCGGAACGTATCTGGGCAGTAGAGGAGGCTATTAATACTTATAATTCTAGTAGTATTCTTCCTGTTGCTCCAGATGGCGAGGTGTTTTGGAAGGAGAATAAGCGTAATAAGAATTGGGAGTTGCATTACAAGCCTTATTATGCTAGTATGTTTTGTCCTTGGAAGGGTCAGGAGGATGATCCGTGTGGTTGTAGTGATGAGACTCCTGTGCATATTGGTAGTTGGAGTGAGGATAGAATTGAAGGAGATGAGGATATTGTTTCGGCGTACTTGTCAGAGTGTCCGGGTTGGACTCCGGAAGTATAAGTTGCGGTATGATCCGCGCCGAGTTCATTTGGATGTGGATGATGAGACTCTAGCCTTGATGAGTCAACTTGGTTATATTGAGTTGTTTCATGGTGAGTATATTATTACTGATGCTGGGTATGATATGTTTCAAGATGCTGTAGATGCGTATAAGGAGAAGTATTTTGCAGACGTTCGTTCCTGAAGATACGTTTGAGCATAGTGTTCGTGTGCTTGATCGTCAACGGCTTGGTAAGCAGCGCGTAGAGACGCTACAGATTATGAAGGCTCTTGCTGGGTTTTATACTAAGGGTTGGATTAATCATCCTGCTACTCGTATGTGGCGTGGTTATGAGCGGGCCTTGCTTGATTATCAGAATGCTACTGTTAATGAGTGGCTTCGTCGTGGCTATAAGGATACTTGTTATGATAAGACTGTGCATGTGTATCTTGAGGCGTTTGATCCTAATGCTAGTGTAGAGATTCCACATTGGTGGGGTGATAATCGTGTGCATGATTCACATAAGTCGGCCCTTGTGTTTAAGGATCCGACGTGGTATAATGTGATTTATCCTGATGTTGTTGGAGAATACAACTACTATTGGCCTGTAGACTAGGAGGTCTATATGACAAATATGATTCCCGCAGAGTTGACTGAGAAGTTTCATCCTTCTCTAGTCCGTAAGAACCAGAGTGGTCAGGATTATGTAGCCATTGATGGTTATATTAATCGTTTGAATGATGTGCTTGGTCATGCTTGGGCTTGGGAGATTAATTCATCCGAGTTTTATCCTGATGCTGCTCCTACTACTAAGAATGGTAAGCCGCAGTATGTGGCTATCGTACGTGGTACGCTAACGGTTATCCTTAGTGATGTTGGTGTTGTTACCATTGGTGGTGAGGATGATGATGCATTCCTTACTACTCAAAAGGCTATGATTAGTCGTGATGGTATTGGTGCTGGCTTGAACTTTGATCCTGATACTGCAGTCAAAACTGCTCAGGCTGAAGCACTCAAAAAGGCGTGTCACCAGTTTGGTATTGCCTTGTACCTCTGGGATTCTGCTGAGCGAGACTTTGTAGAATTGCAGCGTCAAGCATCTACTAATGATGTAGCACTTAAGCAGTTGGTTGTAGCATATACTCAGCGTATGCTAGAGTTGGATCCGGGCACTATGCCGGAGAAAGATCAGATGTGTGAGGTTCTTGGTATCAAGGATCTTAGTGTTGAGGATATTCGTACTAGTCTTACTGAGAAGGGAGTTATCTAATGTTGGCGAAGGAAGATCGGGAGTATGTGTTGCAGGAGACTGCGGCTATTAGTGCAGAGTTGCGTATTATTTATAATATTCTAGAGAATATTTCTCTGCGTATGGATTGTATTGAGGATTTTGCTTTGCAGCATGAGAAGTATAATAATGATTGGCATTATGATACGGCTTGTAAGTGTGATAAGTGTTCTAGTTTGCGTGATACTTTTTCTGGCCGGTTCGATGATGCTAATGATTATCGGATGGACTAATGCTACTCAAGTATGCTAAAATTTACGCTTCTGCTCATGATCCTGTCCGAGCATATAATAGTGATGCTTGTTGGGACTTGGCAGCGCATGGAGATCACATGGTGGGCCGCTGGAACACTATCCCTACGGGACTAAAGTTTGATATTCCTCATGGGTATTGTGGTCTCATCATGAGTCGTAGTGGATTGGCTGCGAAGGATGGCGTATTTGTATTGAATGCTCCGGGCGTGATTGATGCTGGTTATGCTGGTGAAATCCAAGTAGTATTGGGTAATCTTAGTGATAATATTTGGGAGATTCAAGATGGAGAGCGTATCGCACAACTCTTTATCGCTCCTGTAGAGCAGCACTACTTGTTGCGTGATGATACTATTGAAATCTTTTCTATGCGTGGTGAGGGCGGCTTTGGGTCTACTGGCTATTGATACTGAAACTACTGGAGTAGGTTGGCATGATGAAGCATTCATGATTAGCATTGCTATGCCTGATGAGGCTCTAGTATTTGATAAGCGTATCATGACTAGTGATGAGTGGTATCATGCTCTTTGTCTAGTTCAAGATCTGCTAATTGCTCATGACACGATCATCATGCATAATGCTAAGTTTGATCTACAGAAACTTGCTATGCTAGGGGTTCCCGCTGAGTTGATGCTGTCAAAGTTTGAGGACACACAATGCATTGCTCATTTGATTGATGAGCATCAGCCCACGGGACTCAAGCCTCTCGCTCGTAAGTATCTTGGTGAGACTACTGATGAGGATGAGGTGCTCAAGGTGTGGCGGCGTAAGAATAAGATGAAGAAGGAGGATGGTTATTATCCTATTCCTCATGAGATTCTAGCGCCGTATGCTATTAAGGATGCAGAGTTTACATTGGAATTATATACACAATTGTATCCTAAACTACCTAAAGCGTTGCATTCTTTGTATAGTTTAGAGAAGGAACTTACTGCTGTGTTGCTTCGCATCGAAGCACAAGGTATGTACGTAGATCGTGAATATGTTACACAAAAACGGAAGGAGTATGGTGATCGGATTTACAGGACTAAGCGTCGTATTGGGGAACTTGCTGGTGAGGAATTCAACCCACAATCCCACCAACAGGTGCTCGCTGCCCTCGGTGAGAGAGGATTCGTGGTATCCTCTACCTCCAAGGAAGCGCTCAAAGAAGTAGATGATGAACTTGCTCATCTGATTATCGAATTGAGAGAGGCTAATAAGATTAAGTCTACATACTTTGATGCGCTTGATACTGAGGCTAAGGATGGCGTGTTGCATCCTAACTTCCGTCAGCATGGTACTAGGACTGGTCGTATGAGTAGTGGGAGTGCAGAAGCATGATTAGTGTTATTACACCAACATATGAGACAAATCCCGACATTCTTGCACGAACGTGGAATAGTCTGAAAAACCAGACTTACCACAAGTGGGAGTGGGTCGTCTGGGATGATAGCCTAACTGATAATGTGTGGCGACAAGTCTATGGTTTCTGTTCTGATGAGCGATATAATATTAGAATGTATCGTAGTCACGTACACTCTGGTATCATCGGACAAGTCAAGCGATGGGCTAGCATGGTAAGTCATGGTAATATTATTGTAGAGTTGGATCATGATGACGAGTTGACGCCTAACGCGCTAGAGGAAGTATATAAGGCGTTCCAAGTTCCTGAACATGGTTTTGTATATTCTAATTGGTGTGAAATTAATCCTGCTGGAGAATCTTGCAGGTATCCTGATGGTTGGGCATTTGGTTATGGTTCTGATTATTATGATGATGAGTATGGGGTGTGGGTTATGCGCTCTCCAGAGTTGAATGCTACTACTATGAGTCATATTGTTAGTGCTCCTAATCATGTTCGTGCTTGGCGGTCTAGTCTCTACCGCGAATTAAATGGTCATAATCCTATGCTCCGAGTTGCTGATGATTATGAGTTTATGGTCAGGACAATCCTTAAGACTGAGGCTTATCATATTGATAAACTCTTGTATAAGCAGTATATTAGTCCGACTACTGCGCAACGAGTTCATAATGCTGAGATTCAAGAGCGTGTTGCAGACATTTCTAATCAGTATGTTAAGCAGATGAAGGAGCGGTTTGCGTGAACGTGCAGAATATTCCAAGGAGTCAGAAGGATGTTAAACGAGCATTTGTACCGAAACTGGATGCGTTCCTATTTTTTGATTATGCTGCCATCGAAGTGCGTCTGCTCGCATTCTATCTCGCTAAAGCAATCGGTGATGGTACGTTGGCTGGTGAGATCAACAGAGGAGCGGATCCTCATCGAATCACCGCTCAAGGCTTGTACCAGCGGGAGGATATCAGCGACGAGGAGCGTCAAGTAGGTAAGACACTAAACTTTAGTATCATCTATGGTGGTGGTACTCCTACAATCATGCGACAACTCGGAGTTAATTTTAAGGAAGCGAAGCGCTTGTTGAATGCGTATCATGATACTCGTCCGGGTATTAAGATGCTTAACCAGAGTATCGCTGAAACCCTTGAGGCTCGTGGTTATATTCAGAGTTTGTATGGGCGTAGACTACACGTCCTAGAGGCTCATAAGGCCCTCAATGCGTTGATTCAAGGCTCTGCTGCTGACCTCATGCGAGACGCAGTAGTACGAGTAAATAATATACTATATACGAATTATGCTAGTCATATAGTAAATATCGTACATGATGAGATCATTATTGATGCTGATAAGAATGAGATCGAACAACTAGTTTCCGTCATTCCTCCTCTGATGGGGAATAATGATGTAGAACGATTCGTTAGTATTGATACTGATTGCGAAATTAGTTACACTAATTGGGCAGAGAAGGAGCATTATGGCAATTGATGATCCAGTTAATAGTCCTAAACATTATACCCAAGGAGATATGGAAGTAATTACTGCCATTGAAGGATTGGGACTTGACTATCACCAAGGGAATGTGCTAAAATACATTTCCCGATACCGCTACAAGAATGGCATGGAGGACCTCCTCAAGGCCAAGTGGTATATTGATCGGCTCATTTATATTTATGAGCAAGAAATCATTAACGAGCAAAGGAGTTGGGTTTGAAGACATTGCGATTGACTAGTCCTTACATGAAGGGTAAGGATGTTAAGGATGCTCAGAGAGCATTGCAGAAGTATGGTGCTTGGATTGGTAAGATTGATGGTGTGTTTGGTCCTGAGACTGCGGCTGCTACGAAGCAGGCTAAGTGGATGCTAGGGTATCGTGAAAAGAATTGTACCCAAGTATATGATCAGATGCTTCATGATTATCTTACTCGTAAGAAGTCTCCGAATAAGTTGATGCTGCGTCGTATTGATGCTCGTAAGGTTTCTCATAAGCCTATGCGTGAGAAGGCGCTCGCTGAGGGTATCAAGTGGCTTGGTACGAAGGAGTCTCCGCCTAACTCTAATAAGGTTATGTTCTCTGAGTGGTATGGTCTTCGTGGTCCTTGGTGTGCTATGTTTGTAACGTGGTGTTACATTCAGGCCGGTAGTAAGGCCTTTGATCCTAAGAAGGCTCGTTGGGCTTATTGTCCTTACATGGTGAATGATGCTAGGGCACAGCGTAATGGCCTTATGGTTGTGCCTACTGATAAGGTTCAGCCCGGAGACATTGCCATGTTCGATTGGGGTGGTGATGGGGTTAGTGATCATGTTGGTATCGTAGAAACTAAGCCTAACTCTAAGGGCGCATTCAAGTGCATTGAGGGCAATACGTCCACATCTAGTAATAGTGATGGCGGTCAAGTCATGCGTCGTGATCGTACCACCAAGCAAGTTATTGTATTCATCCGCGTCTACGAGTAGGAGTATAATGATTCTAGAGTCGCATAAGAATTGGTTTGAGAATGAGCGTGGTATCAAAGGTGAGACTCTTGAGGCTTTTGGTGTAGAGTCTACGAGTGATGAGTGGATCAGGCTTCCTTATACTACTGGTGATCGTACTCGTAAGATGGTTGGTCAGCGCGAGTTTCGTTTTACCAAGGGTGCTAAGGTTAGTTTGTTTCGTCCCCAGCAGATTGTAGACGAGTCGTATGCTGTGTTGTGTGAGGGCGAGACGGACACTATGCGCTTGTGGCAGGAGGGCGTCAAGAGCGTGTATGGGCTTCCCGGCTTCAACGCATTCTCTGATGATGTTCTCGCACCACTCCAAAAGTATGAGCGCGTATTCATCGTACTAGATAATGATTCTGATTATAATGTTCGTACTACTGTTGATGGTGCTTGGGGTAGACTCCGAGGTATCCTAGGTAGTAAGGCTAGGCGCATCACCCTCCCCACAGATGTGAAAGATATTTGCGAGTTCTTCGACTCGTATACTCTTGACACATTCAGGGATATTACTAGTCAGAGTCTCGCCGGTAATTTTCATTATAAGGCTCTTGATCTTAGTATTCCTCCTCCAGAGTATGAGTGGCTCGTGAAGGGCCTGATCTGTAAGGGTGATACGAGTCTGATCGTTGGTGAGCCGAACGTTGGCAAGTCGTGGATCAGCCTCAGCCTCGCAGTCGCAATGGCGGACAATCGTAATACTTGGGTTGGGCATGAGGTTACTAATCATGGCCGCGTCCTCTACATTGATGAGGAGAATCCGCATGATGTAGTCTATCATCGACTCAAGCAACTAGGCGCAACAAACCTAGATAATCTACGCTACTTGCATAGGCAAGGCGTCCGCCTAGACCGTAACTTTGACAAGTTGCTAGACGAGGCTATCACATATGAGCCTAGCATGATCGTACTAGACTCACTCACTCGCTTCCATACCAAGGATGAGAATAATGCTGGTGAGATGGCTAGCCTATTTAATGATTCAATCAACGTGCTCTGCCGAGAAACCGGAGCAGCCGTAATTATCCTACACCATACAAATAAAAGTGATTCTACTTCATCGTATGTTAGGACTCGTGGCTCGTCAGACATTGGTGCAGCCGTTGATTGTGGTATTGAGGCTCGTAAAACTGGGCCTAACAAGTTCAACCTTGTTCATTTTAAGAGTCGCAGAACACAAGCCGGAGGCTTGACAAAGGTCGAAATCTGTGATACAATTGATGGGCAAGTTGATCTACTTGTAACCGACGAAGCCTTCTAAGGAGGTGAATATGAATACAGATGATAATATTGTAGAGTTTACTGGTGAGTGGCAGGGCGCTGATGAGTCTATTGAGTTGACGCAGGAAGAGTATGATTCTGCTATGACTG